TACTTGTTTACATCATGCTTTTCTAGGTATGTCAATGCTGACTTAACATCACATACCCTTTGTCTCCCAAAATTCTTGGCGCTCCATCTTTCGTCCTTGAAGTCAGAACACGCCAAACGAAAATAAAGCTCATTCCATGGAGTGAGTGAGCTTAGGAACTGTCGCGCATTGGCTTCTAGCCGTTCAGCGTGGGAGTCATATTCTTTTTCTGGCCTTTTTTTGCTCCATCGGCGGCCTCCTGGATTTCAGCTTCTTGCTCTGCCGAGATAAATTCCACCACCTTACTAATAGCTCGACGCGGCAGTGCTTTAGTGTCTTCCACGTCCCAATCAGACAGGTCTTGCCATTCCCCATCGACCAAACCTTGACCACGGGAGCGAATGAAAGCCGTAACCATGCGAGCATTAGTGGCTTCCACGGAGGAACCGCTCGTAATCATGCTAAGGGTTTCTTCCGTGTAGTCAGACAGCAATTCAGCTTCACTCATGGAGCCACCACCGCCTTGCAGCAGCGCAAAGGCTTCGTCCAGGGGAATGCCTTTGGACAGTGCAATGCGCTTGGCCAGTTGCACAGCGCGAATGGTGGACTGGCTTTGCAGCTTAGAAATTTCCTCCTGCTCAATTGCTTCCGCAACAAGCCAACCACCGTATTTCTTCATCCGAATGGAAGGAAGAAGCTCAAAAAACTCCTCCGTCTTGGTTTCAAGCAGAAAGCTGTACTTGCTCATGACTAAGAATGTTTAGCAGTGCATTGAAGACCTTCACCCGCTCATGGCCCGAGCGAAATTCAACAGGCACTTCAACTAGCAGTGAGTGATTTTCGTTCATAATTCTAATGGTCGTTTCACGGCACGACATAAGGCATAGTATGCCAACTTCCAAGGCAGTGCCTTCAATTTGACAGTTTATGGCATGGACTGTTCGGTCTTCACTCCAAAGATAATCAATAACCACTATTTACTCGTAGCAGTCTTGATTCTACGTTGTAAAGCTTTTTTCAAGACACTGGCGTCAAACAATGCTGGCACTTGTAGCTCATCCGTCCACCTTCTAGCTGTTACGTTTGTGCTTAGCCCTTCGTGAACATACCACGCGTATGCCCTGCCGGAAGAGTTTTTTGCATTCCAATTCCATGACGCCGTTACCTCTAAATCGCCCCTAGCCACTACAAATGTTTCCCTGCCGCTGTCGTAAAGAGTGCCAAGGTCGTAAATGTCTCTAGGAGAAGTTACTGTTTCACCATTTTTACGGCGCGTTTCATTGTCATAAGGCCAAATATCTCCCTTGAATTGGTCGTCCCAGTACGCATCATTAATGTCTTCCGTCACCCATTGCTCAAACGCAGCTTGAAGCTGGCTTACGAGAGCTTCTTCGCCAATTAAAGTGCCGCCTACAATGATGCTCATGCTGGGTACAGTTGACGAATGATCACATCAGGAATTGTGAAGCGGCATCGCTCATAAGCCACGTCATCGCCAGGCGAATACCTAGGTGTGCAATCTGGAAAGCGTCGCATCATGCGATCCATAGCCAAAGACATCGTATTGCTGCTAGTCGTATATTGCACCAAAATCACTTCCCATAGTTGATTCACTCGCACAGCACCAACCATGGCAGAAGGCAAAGGCTGGGGGAATTGACGCATGGTCACCTCTAAGCCTGTTGCTCGCCATTCAGGCGGCACACCCTGCTGTCCCACCACGTAAATAGAAGGGATGGTCGTACCATTCGGCAGCGTATAAGTGCCCACAAGATTTGGGCTAGCCGCCAAAAGCGTGGTAATAGTATCTCGCAGTTGCGTGATGTTCACAATAAAAAGCCTCTCCCTAAAGAGAGGCTAGCAAAACTATGGGAGAAAAGCTCAGGAGTTGGGAGCCGTGGGGATGATCGAACCAGTGCTGGTAGCATTTTGGTGGATGCCAATGCGACCACGGCTGATCAGGTCGAAGCTGCACTCAACGAGGTTATCCGCAGGATAGCTTTCGTTGTAGTTCATCACGCAAGCCACGTAAGCCACACGGTCGTAGTAGAAAGTGGTACCACTGACGCCCAGTTGCTTGTTGATTTCAACGTACACTTCCTGGTTCTTGTTGTACCGCGAAGCAGCGATCACTTGGAACGCTTCATCGAAGCTGTCAGGAATGAAGACGGTGCCGTCAACGTCCTTCTGGAAGTAGCTGGTAACGGAAGCAGTGGCCTGGCTGGTAACAATGACGCTATCAGCAAAGCCGCCACCACCAAGCAGGTAGAACTCAGTGTTGCCGTCATTGAACGCCACAGAGGCCGTGGTGGCCGCTTGGAGCGTATAGAGGGTGGGAGCACCGCTAACGGTGAACGTAGCGCCGCTCTGGGTGATCACAGGGCGGGAAGTACCGGCGACAGAACCAACACGCACAATTACGTCTTGGCTCTTAACCAATTCTGTGGGATGGTAGAGCATGAGAATGCCTCAACAATGGGGAAGGAGAGATGGTTAAGCGTCAGACGTTCTGTACGCTTCCTTTACCAACCAGTCTAAAAATGCCTCTGATTGGTGCGCCGAGAAATTGCCAATAATGTTCAGCAATTTGTTCATTCGGCAATAGCTCAAACCGTCCCTCTCTTCCATTGATGACTGCCGAAGCAGTGCTTCCTGGAGTGACGCCTGATAAAGCCAAGGGGCCAGTCAAACGTCCTTCCATGTACACAGCCGTATTATCAGCACCTAGCAAATAATCGTACTGTGGATTGCGCTTCTGTCGTAAGGTGGCATAGTATGGCACCCCAGAAGAGATGCCCACATAGTTGCCAGTTTCACAATCAATGGCATAGCCAGAAGCTACGGACCACACGAGGGTGGCATTAGCTAATGGCGACAAACCGTTGATCATGCGACAAAGCCAATGGAAAAAGAACCAGCGACGGTTTCAAGCATTCGTTTGAACTCTTGGCCATATTGCGTGGCCTCCAGTCCCTTGCCATAAACCTTGCCTTCTGTGGCTCCAATTTGGATGCCCATTTGAGCAAGTTGAATGGCAATAATGTGAGCGGCAAGATGCTTGACAGCCCTATCAGTTTGATCTCCAAAGACATCAGCAGAAGCATCAGCAGTGGCCTCTTGCAAGGCACCATTGACAATTCCCGATGGATGAGGAGTGAACTCAGGAAACCTGTCAAGAAAGCTTTCGTAGGTGACTGCCATCAGGCTTTACCAAGACGAATGGCCTCAAGCCGCTTGTTAATGGCATTACGCACTCGCACTCGCCCTTCAATCTTTTTCCATTGACTCAGTTGATCCTCGTCATGGATGATTTCAATGGCACGGAGTGCTTCAACAATGGGAATATCAGCAAGGGTTTGAACGTCGTGCGGAATCGTTTCGACGGTCACTTGCTCCTTCAGTTCCTCAATAGCCCCAATGGACATAAGTCGTTTCACCGTACGGTTTTCACGAGCTTGCTTCCACTGCGACTCGGGCACTTCTTGATTCAGCCCAGGAGCGAGTTGAATCATCCCAATGTCAGTGATAATGCCAAATCCACCTTCACGGGGCGGATTTTCAAGCTCAGGGCGATAAGCAATTAACATTTGATGTTCAATTAGAACTGTTGATTAGCTTAACGCCCATTGCTTGACTAAGCTCAAGCCGAAGCTTGAACGTAGATGACGCTCTTGGGATAGTACACAGCCACACCACCCACGCGAGCGTGAGCAGGGACAATGAACTCCAGACCACGCTGTTGAGGCGGGAACAGTTCAAGAGGCTGGGGCACGTGCAGTTGCACTTTCTCGGGGTCACGCTTGTACACAACCATGCGGTTGGTATTGAGCTTGCCACCGTTGTTGCCCTTGGTCAGTTGGTTGATGGGCTCAACATTGCGGATGTAGGGATTGGTCCGCAGGAAGTATTCCAGCACCGTCATGTCCGAAGAATCAGAGTTACGGGTGGTGCTCACCTTGTTGTAGTCCTCATAGGCCAGCAGGGTGGTGTCCGGCTGCTCCTTCATTTTGGAACCATTGATGATGGCAGTCACGCCATAGTTCAGCAGCTCCAGCATTTCCTGGGCAGTGGTGCTCGAAGTGGTGAACCACTTATCAGCAGCAATCACATCCACGGTGGAGTTGTTGAAGAAACCAGCCAGATTGACGGTGGATTCACCGAACATGGCAACGTTTTCAACTTTCTCTTCGTAAGCACGACGCACGGCAGCAGCGCGACGTTGCTCAAGAGCAATATTGGCCATTTGCGCAGCACGCAGTTCCTGCACGGTGTAACCGAAGCTACCACCGAACGAACGAATGTTGATGCTCTTCTCCACTTGGCTGATGTCGGCACGGGGCAGATCATCGGCAGCATCCGCAATCAGCTTGAACTCACCAGTGGAGTCCATGATGCGGTAGGTGAAGGTTTGAGCGCCAGGGCCAGCTTCGCTGGTCACAGGCAGAATCGTGGGATATTTGATGTCAGCATAAGTGACTTCAAATACTTGCGGACGGATGTACTCAAGCTGACGCTGGAGAAACAGGCCCGCATCGTCCATGCGAAAATCAGACATTAGTAGGGCCTCCTATCAAGAATCAGCAGAGAGAGTGAAGCTCGGGCCGTTCAGTTCCAGGATCGCCAGGCCGCTACCAGTGGTAGACGAAAGGAAGCGAGCATTGGAAAGACGAACGGTCTTGCCAGAGGCGAAAGCATGGCTGAATTGGCCAGCTTTGCCAGTGCCACTAGCGGCGTACAGGACGCGCACAGGCGAGGCAGGAGTGACAGCGCCAGTCACGTAGACCGCCACAGCACCTTCGTTGGCAACATTCATCACTTGCTTGACCTTGACGCCAGGACGGCCGTCAGTGTTCAGAGCAGTCTCGTCAACGTAGGTGAGCACGTTGACGCCCAGCACCGTGCCAGTGGCGCCAGAAATGGTCGTAGCGGAGTTGGCAACAGTACCAGCAAGGTTATACACTTGCAGATCACCAAACGGCTGCACAACGGCAGTTTCGTTGATGAAGGTGCCAATCGTGTTGTCGCGAATGTCAGAAAGTTGGCCTTCAAGCAGTGCGCCATGAGTCAGAGCGTAGCTCTGTTGCACACCACCGGCAGCCGCAGTCCCCGACGTAGTAAAAGATACAGCCATGGATCAGCGCTCCTTAGAAACGGAGAGGGGGTTTTTCCAAGCGTTCTGCAGCTTCTCCATGTAGGAAGAAGGAGCCGAAGCCGGGGAGACAATGGAAGCAACAGCTTTACGCAGTTCTTCCGTGCCAGCCGAATCACCGCGATGCTCGGTGTCAGCAATGGTGTCAAACATGGCGGTCACATAATCATCGGAACGCTCCGACAGATCAAGCGCATCGCCACGCACTGCCTTGATAGAAGCTTCCATGATTTCACGGGCAGATTTGCCAGCAAAATCAAAGGCCGAATCCAGCGAAGTGCGAGCCTTGTCGATCAGCGCCAGGCGCTCTTCAACGAGGCTATCAAGATTGACTGCTTGAGCGGTTTCAAGATCAGCCTTAAGGCTGGTCACTTCTTCCGCCAGTGCATCAGCACGCCCTTCGGCGGCATCACACTTGCCCTGCATCTCTTTTTCCATGGCATCCATTTCGGACTTCATGGAATCAGCAGCAGCTTGCAGCTCATCGTACTTTTTCTTCATGTCCTCAAAGGACATCTTGGCGTCTTCCCGTTCTTTGGTGATCGCCAGAGCCACGCTCTCGCTCACCTCAAACTCGGCGCCATCAAAATTGACCTTTGCAGTCATAGATGGTTCCTCAATGGGAGTAATTAGAGAAGGATCAGCAGCATCTAGGCGGTCCAGATGAAGCTTCACTTGCGGGCCAGCACGGCCTCGACGCACTACAGCAATGTGATTTCCGCTGATCTCCGTTTGGATGCCATCGTAATTCTCACCACTGTCAGTAACGCCAGGAGTGGCATCGTAGTTAACGCGATACCCAGCACTGACCTCCTTTGCATCCCCACGCATGATGCGTTCAATGGCATCTTTATCGGTGATTGTCATGACGGCACGGACAAAGCCGTTGTCATAAACCACTTCAGTGCCACTAAAGCCCACTTGGTAGTCCTTGGTATTGGCGCTATCAAGCAGAACTGGAGGATGTTCAAGAGTGATTGCTTTGCCCGCAAATGAGGCCAAGCTTTCGGGAGAGGCCACTTCGTTTTCGGGACGATATTCACGCCTAATGGAACCATCGGCATCGGTGTACATTTGTACGCCAGTGCGAGCAATGGTTGCCCAAGCACGAAGATAACCCTCGGGAGTCAGCTCGTACTTGTCAATTGGCGCTACGTCGTAGCGAAAGCTTGTGTCGCTCATACTCTTACTGTATTCTATTATTCATAATCTAATAGAATAACTTAGGCCATGCCGCCTAGAAATGCAGAACATTCAGCACAAACGCATTACCACTCGCCTCAGGAGTCCAATTGTCACCATTCAAGAAAGTAGGCGCGTTATTGGGGAACGCATGAAAGATGCCCGCTTAAATTGTGGCATGTCACAATGGGATGTAGCCAATGCGCTTCATTGCGATCAAACCACAATTTCAAGGATGGAGCGTGGACAAATCTCCCCTGACTGCTCACAAATTCGTGTTCTTAGTTCTCTTTTTCAGCTTTCTATTTTGTACCTCATGGGTTATCCAACGTTCGTTGTTTCCGTCGTAGACAACTAGCCTTCTTCTTCGTCTCCCATCTCGGCAAGCTGAGCTTCAATGCCCTCCATTACATATGCCTTTGCCATTGCTTCCACTTCAAAAGTGAGAAACTTAGTTGGCACAAAATGCTCATCAGGCTTGTCGTAATGATTGATCACAAAGAGATGGGTTTCATCTAAGCGACCATTCTTGAAGTGCTGCTCCTCAACAAGGCGCCACTGGGAAGTGTTGCGATGTTCATTGGCCGAAAGAATGGCAAGTGCCTTCATGATGCCAATACCATCCTCTTCTTCATCAATCACTCGCACGTATTCGCTCATTTGTCTTTAGCGCTTTCCACCATCTTAATAATGCGAGACGCCCACGCCCTGCCCGCATCTCCTCCCCAGAGCAGCCATGAAATAAATCCAGCATCATTCTCTCCACCACTTTTGTTCTTTTCGTGGCGAGAGAAAAAGGCTGACATACGCTTAATCGTTTCATAACTGATGGCACTTCCACTGGCTAAGTCAGACGCTCGTGCCACGCCGCTTCCAATGCCTTGTTTCCCGGCTTCCTGAGTGGTCAAGCCACCTTTGCCATACTTCTTGCGGAGTTCAAGGCCACGACGCGCTGCGGCCCTTACAGACGATGGGGGAGAAAATGATTTGGCGTCGCCCCTCATCCATCGGGCAACTTTTGGTGGGCTCGCGCCAGTCATTTATTAAGCCTTGATGATAACTATCTTGACCCTTCCAATCGTTTCAGTCAAGAGTTTTGGACGGGCTCTGTGCCTTGTCGCGTGGCCAACTTGTACGAAACTGAGCTGAATCACTATGGGCAAGAATGTTTACCATCTTCATATAGCAATGATTTCTTCTCCATCGTCACTCCTGATGAGCATGTGCTGAGCCATTCATCTAGGGCAGAAGCTATTGCAAAAGGCTTACTATCTCCCGTGGCGATGGTAGACTTTTTCTAACGGCAATTGCATGGCGATGACCAAAAAACAGAAACAAGCTAAAATTGCTCGCGTCATGCGCGAATATAAAGCTGGCACTCTGAAGGGCAGCGACAAAAAGCCCATCACAAATTACAAGCAAGCAGTTGCGATTGCTTTGTCAGAAGCTGGCATGAGCATGCCCAAGAAGGATGCCAGTGAAGAATACATGCGTGCCTTCATTCGTCAAGTGCTCCAGGAAGAGGAAGCTATGGAAGAAGAAGAGGCTTGCATGGAGGATTCTGAGGGAAAGGACTGAGGG